ACCAAACAGAGATTTGGTGAATGACATAACTATAATTAGGGACGACCTTGCGCACTCTTGCTTAAAGTTAACTAACTGAATCCGAATACGAGTTCTAAAGAGTAGGAATTTAACTTTTTTCTAATCTGGTATAATTAAGTCAGTGAGGGAGTCATCAGTTAGGAAGATAACTGATTGGCGTACGATTGCCCTTAAGAGTCATTATTACTGTAATATCCCTTGGCAGCATTACCTATGGTTTTCATGTAGAATTTTTGTTGAGCACGAGTCAAGTACAGTAACGAGGTATCTGTGAACATTTCTTTGAGTTTAGTAATACCTAGGACCGCTTTCAGGTATTTAGGGCAGGTACTGCGCTTTAGGTATGTCCTTAATGGGATGAGGTCCTCTAGGGAAACCGCACCTCTGAGTACTAAACTGATTACATCACCTACTTTATTGATATCTTTGGCTCTGAGACCCAGTATTGTGACTTCCAAGATCTGTTTGGTGCACTGCTTAAGTGATGTTCTCTTTTTACCGTCTGTGGATAGATTGTAAGGAGTAAATAAGAACACTGTGTCGGCGAGGTCACCCTCAGCCTCCATGTAAATTACAGACCGAATGACTGTGTCAATGTGGCTGGCAATGATCTGAGTTGTCCGGGTCATATCTGTTAGTGTGCTCACCAAACTTTCCGCACAGAATGGACGGACGGGCTGTCCCCCGGCTTCAATTAGTGCAGCATCAATATTTTCTCTCAAGAGCTTCATTAGCTTCGGTAAAGGGCTGGATAGGATATCTGTTACACGACGCTGCTGTGAGGTAAATAGCCTAGTCAATGTAATTTCATCTGATTTAGATAGAAGTGTACCGTGTCGTTGTATTAGAGTTTTTGCCATCCTTACCACTTCGTGCACGAAGGTGGGCCCGCCTAAGTAGCCCATAACGAATATCAGGTAACACTCCATATCCCCTCTACAGGCATAGCCATTGGAGAGTATATATCCTTTCGTGGAGCATGGAGTGAATAAATTCATGAGTAAATGGAAGTAGTACCCCATTGCATACAGTACTTTGATGATCACTACCCCGCCCTCCCTCACAGAATGCATGGCAATCAGGGATAAATTAGTAGCCAGTTGATCTAATAAGCTTTGATTGGACCCTGGAGGAATCTCAATGTCACAATGTAGTAATGATACAGACCTGTAGGGTACCACAGATGTGATATATCCAACTGCCTTATCTGAGGTCAGGTCACTTTCTTCTGCATTCTCTCTCCATAATGGGCAGAACTCCTGGACATATCCATCTTTACATGGCACTTCCGCTTGTAGATTCCTATAAACGACCGAGTTTAGAAACTGTGTTGGTGTAGGTCCGAAATGTCGCTGTGGAGGGTTCATCTCATTCGAGAAAAGTGTATTGTAATAGATAGTCTCATGTGGTATATGCAATTCAAGAAGACTCATGATGGCTCCGCTTCCTTCCGCTAAGTATAAGGAGTTCCCATGTCTTGCACACCTGACCTCAGGTACGGATAGAAGATGAGATGCCTTATACCAAGAAGATGAAGCCGTCCCTATTCCTCTGAACAAGTACCGTACTAGGTAATCTTCCTTTGGGTTCGGTAATGTATGCTCGAAGCAAACCTTACTCAGTGTAAATGCGTCGTACCTTGCTGGGGCACTCAGATCTAGCTCTTGTATGAATGATGCGGGTTGCCGGGTAAACGGGTCTTTCACTCGAGCACCAATGTCTCGTACTGGGCGAAGCTCAAGCAGTGGTTCCTGAGGGAACAACAATGACAAGATAGTATCTTTGTCCTCTCGTTCTCTGATCAAATTAAGGCTCTTCCTAGACATGTAATATAGATTGGCTGGGAACGTGATTATGTTGGGAGACATGATAGAACTCACTTGTTCGGGCCTAAGCAATGGTTTTACAGCATCTGACAGTAGATACTCAGTGAGTATTGAGCATTTCTCTTCTGCCGATAGGCCCCTTATTTTTGGGATTTCTCTTGTTGTAGCAAAGAGCACTGTGTACAGACAGCATAACCGGGAAATCAGTTGAAGCATCTTCTCATTCAGGTTATCATCTAAGACAGATGGAAACAGCAGATCGTACTTATTCCCTGCATATAAGCCTGAGACCCGCCGTCGAGTGCAAGAGACTAACAATTTCGCAGACACCTCAACGAAGTCTATATCTGCAAGCTGGTGTGACCCGTCATAGTTAATTAGGCCTACTGCATTCAACCTTGAGTGAATGATGGGGTGGGATATCGTGGCCGCAATATTGGAGAGTAGGATCCCTGGCATGTTCTTATATAAGTCATTCATGTATAGGACGATGTTGTTTAGACCCCTTACCCTCAGATAGTAGAGTTGATAAGCACAGTCAAGGAGCACTTCGAGTGCTGCATACTCAAACAGGCGGACCACATTTGAGTTTTGCGCCTCACTAATCCAATTTCGTGTGTTGTCATACACTATTATAGCATCATTCTTTATAGAGGTACCTTCATCATAAGAAACCACGGATTGGCCAATCAGCTTCCCGCTAGATATCGAAAGAATGTTCATTAGCTCCAGCGTGGAATATGATTCCAAATTAAGCTCGTAACTCTTGAAGATAGCTAAGTCAAGTCTCGCAAAATCTCTCTCTGATATAGGGCTAGGATCATACATGAACTTATTTGAGGTTACCATCCTTAATTCCGGTGCCAGCCCGAGGAGCTCGAATGGAACCGCAACAGGCGCTTCTCGGATACAGCAGCTAAATTTACTGTGGAGGTGTAATGTGATCTCATCATATGTTCTGGTTGTTGTCATTGGGAAGAGTGATTCAATTAGGGATAAACCCAAGAGCATAATTTGTTGGTAAACCACGTTTCCCTCTTTGACCCCTTCTTCGGTGAATAGCCTTTGAGAATCATTGGATATATGAACGTAAGGCGACACTCTGTAGAGAGATGCAGGGGTAAATGTCATCTGGGTTATGCCATCATCCAATCTATGTTGGAGATTCCCAGCTGTAGGCAGGGGTGACAATAGCCGAAGATACTCTGAGCTTATGTTGCATCGAGACCTTGCAATATTAAGAGCAGCAGTCCAGTTCACTTCGTTGTCCCCATAAGCCCAGATTAACACGGATGATGCCCTTAGTGCTGCTTTCACATGTGGTGACATGTGGGCTATTTTCGCGAGCGAGGCAGCTCTCCTCTCTTGAGTCTTCGACCCGAGATATGGCACTCTCATTGGGGGATTTTTGCTGGTGTCATCAGTCAGCTCTATATTGCTTGGAAGATGGAACCAAGTAAACTGCTCATCTCCGCTGTCACATTTTGTGCACCCTCCACTGACGCTGAGAATCTCTCCCTCCACAAGTTCTATGGTATCAGGGTTGGATACACCCAGTATTTTCCTGCCCCCTGTCAGGGGTGACCAGCTTCTGTTCCGGGCATAATCTGCTAGCGTCAGCGAGCACATATTAGAAGAAACTAATGGGTGGTTGGATCTATTGGATAAGAAAATATCATCTCTGAACAACATTGCATGCATGCTCGAGTAATTGATTATCCGCATCAGCCTTTTGATACCGAGGGGCCTCCTAGTCAGTGCAATCTTAATCACAGTGTTCGTTGTGTCAACAAGCCCTTGAATTTGCTTTCTCCTACCCACAGAGCTTGCTTCCATGATAGCATGTGCGACACGTGGGTGAATCACTTCTTGATTGAGTAAGAATTCAGCCAATGCTTTCTCTTCTGCCTCATTGTCCTCTGTATGTACCCCGGATAATAAGGGGTTTGAACATGTCTCAAATAGGACTTTCTGCGTATGTTTCTTGAGGACAATATTTGGGCTTGCAACAGTCTCAAAATTAAAAGAGTATGGGTCGTTGCATAGGCTGGCCCAGTCTCCATTGCCAGGTGGCCTGGTTAAGATGTTAGTCATGATGCTGGGACTCAGCAACCCCACTGCTTCTAGTCGCTTGACCTCTGCGAAAGCAGTGGTCCCTGGGTCACCAATATTCCTTGTGTAGAGCCTTGAGTATTGAAGGTTGCTCAGTCCCCCCAGCTGGGCAGGGGTTAACACGTATGAGTGTACGAAAGAGATATCCTCGATCCAGGACTGGTTGGAATCTGATTGCGAGCTGTGGGTAATAGAAAACTCCGAATCAAAGTATGTCTGCACGCAACTCATTAGGTAGTTCAAATAGTAACAGAAATCCTTAGGAAGCCCATTCTCACATAGTCGTGCCACAGTGGATGCAATGTTGGCACAGGACATTACAGTGTTTTCGCTAAGGTCGCCTGATATTAGCACCAATTTAGATGAATTTTTGAGGACCTGACTGAGTATTGCTCCATCTTTGAATATTCGTTTGCTGTATATGAAGAATGTGTCTGACCTAATGGTTTCACGATCCTTCAGGTTATGGCCAATCAAATGATTGACATGAATCAACTCCTTGAAGAAATTATCACTAGCTTGATGCAACTGCGTCAACACCATATCCGGGGAATCATCTGATCTTACCTCTCTCGTTACAGCTATTACTTGATTGTCACCTTGTACCATGCAGGCAACTCGACAATGAGATCTTGCTGCAGCAAGTTGGATTGCAGCAATTGAGATCATCGTCCATAGCTTCTGGCAGAGTCCCTCAATGCCCCCTCTAGCACTGACAATATATATGTCATCATTTGGGACTCTTGATAGATCACAGTCAGTCGGGTCACTTGGAGGATTGAAAGGATCCCCTACAAACATTGTAGTGTCCATCAGCCTAAGATGAATCCACTCAAAGAAATGAGGTAGGCCCATCAGCTGATTGATAGCATGAGCAAATAGTTTGACTGTCTGATATCTCCAGTTAAGACAATACTTTTGTAGGTCAGTCGTGATAAAAGTGGCAACTCTTCTACGATTCTTGCTCTTCTGATCATGATTGCGGTTTGAGGAAACCCTCTCTTTGCAGTCAGTGATACGTTTCTTATTGCTGTTAAAGGACAGTTGACTCATCGCTAACATACTCTTTGTCAAGGATATGCTATCTTGAATGACCCCATTTCCCTGAAAGAAAGGTGCAATCTGGTCAGCTAGAATTCCTTCTGCCATCACCTGGCAGTTCCTTAGTTTCTTTGTTAACTTAGCAAAAATCCGCCCATTCACTTTCACCTCTTTCTCTTTGAGTGAGTACGATACTGCCACACTGTCATCTCTTAGGTACTCGAGGGTTGTCAGGTATTCCATTTCTTTATATGGATCAAAATCATTTGATTCTAAGAACTCTATCAGGAGGCGGTTAGTTGAAGTTGCCTCTTTTATCTGTTTCTTCTGGTCTTCAGAGAGTAGGTTCCGCCTAAATGAGGCGAGCCAATTATCACTAGGATGTGCGATTGCCTTGTCTTTTAGGAACATGCTTAGATTGGTAACAGGGTCATAATCTATACATGGCTCAAATTCAAGAGCAGATAAACTCTTGTACTCCCTCAACATGACATCATGTGAGATCTCTGCTGAATCAGCATGTAGCTGCCCAATGATATTCCCGTATATTGTATCTACTTTGACACGCGGCCACACACCTGAGTTCTTCTTTCTGTATCCATTGATGATTGTTCCTTTAAAGAAAGATAATACCTGGAGGATCATATCGAAGTCTACCATCTTTGGTGCGCACATCTGGCTCCTGACTGCTCTTGCTGCACTACGAGACTCAAGCAATGGATGACCCCACAAACGTAGCAAGCACAACATCTCAGCTGCTTGATTCTGCTCTAAGCCGGAGAATACAGTGGCAATAGCGTGAGTTACTGATTCCGCTATATTATTTGGGAGAAGTTCGATTAAAGTGTCTTTGAGCTCCTGTAGGTTAAATGCAAAGAAATCTCCTGCAAATGTACCTGATGGCTCAAGCAGCTGAACGGCACCGTATGCGAATCCCTCCATTAATGCTACAACATCATAGACTTGATTACCTAAGTCCTTTGCCAGGGCATCTACTAATCGCAGAATATCATCAATTTTCTCGGATAGGTTTCTAAGATGTGCTGCTGTAGAAGATATTATATTGACCATGTCCCTGCCTTCCATCATATCCGCATACATCAATACAAGTTCCTGGGTGAGGCATGTGAATTTGTTCTCATCTGTATGTGTCACAATGACAAGCTCAGGAGTAACAAAGACGTGGCCTATCTTATGACTTAATGTTACTAACTTGTTGACTGCAGACCGTGTCCTTGCTGCTACAATCAGATGCCTTTGGACTTGTTTTATATGGAGCCACGCGAACTTGGCTCTGGACCATTTTGAGTGAAACCAGAATGCCGGATCTGTACGGATGCTACTGAATTCCTCTGATCGTGGGACATTATTAGACCGGGATGATCCTAGCAATTTCTTCTCAACATGCGTGCACAGCTTTGTGAACAGGTCTCCATACCTTGTGTTGTGAATCTGGATCTTCTTTTCAATCTTCCGGAATTTGTTAGTTGAATCTGGGACCTCAATACTAGCCAGTTCTTCTAAACACCTGGGATGGAGCACTCCAGTTATCTTGGAATTGTGGTTGAGAGTCTGGTGCACTGCCCGCCCGAGTTTTATCATTCTCTCTGTGTCAGGAGTGGCCGACTCCAGTATTTTCTTCCATTGCCTGCTGATAATGAGATGATCAAAGTCGCATTCATCAGGAAGCGGTAGCCCAGTCAATTTCCAGTAGTATAGCAATTTGTGCTTGACCAATGGAGAGGATAGATGTGACTCTGGTAGGATGATCTGGTGCTCTGCCCTTTCAGGACCGGAGCCCGCCATGTCCTACCCGTGTTCCCTCCTGTTGGTTGTTTTCCCTTATATCTCAATGCTTTTTGTATTTTTTCTTAATAAAGTGATAGTGGGAGGGACTCAGAATAATCATGTCAGCATTGTCGGATTGTGGCTGCCCAACAACATGGGATCCTGGCTTATGTTAATATTCAGCTTGACTCTAAGCATTGTGGGAGATGATTGGTGCGGTGTCGTCTTCCCAACCATCCTATACTTGGTTCAATCGGCCAAGTCTAGCTTCTTAAACTCTATTATCCTTGAGGATCTCAACTAATAAGGGAACGATCCTAAATTCCCCGAATAGGGTATTGGATATTTCTGCAATACTAAGACAATAAGCTTTATTGGTCTTGACAACTTTAAAACATGTCGATGTCGTGTATGCTGCCTTGGTGCTGCTTGAACTCACCCGAGTGACACGACTACGGGATATGTTGTCGAATACTGCAGATACGGGGTTAAGTCTCGCTTGCTCATCATCAAGCATCGTCCCGAAGACCCCTCGTAGAGTATGATTCCTATGGAAGATTAAGGGATATGGATCAGTATAGACCCCAGTGATGCATGAGTTGGGGCATCTTGCTGATGCCTGGCAAGGGACACTACCTGGCCGAGTGAAAGCATTAAACGTATAAGGACTATGGAGTGTAGCCGTTTTGTTATTTACTGTCATGGGATATAATAAGGCAGGGGAGAAATATGAAGACCCTCGTTGGTACAAGAAGTGAGATGTCCCTACTGTGAGGATTCTGCCTTCGGCTCCCATGAGTGTGATTGTATTAGGTGGAATAGTCAGCACCGGGTCCTTACCCAAGGATGTTGACACTTTGATGGATAAGATGGCTTGCTGTACGCGCTTTCCACCAAATCGCCCGGGTTTATATGAAAACTTAGCCATCCGAATTTGGTAATCTTGTTCATCGGGGCATGTGTTGTTATGGCGCTTGTATATTACATATTTCCCTTCTTGTGCAGTGTCACTGGGTGAATTGGGTTTGAGCCCTCCGTAAACTGGGAACCATACACGGTCGTCAATAAAAGACCCTCCTCCCGCTCCTGGGTAATTTGCCACCCAATCCTTAAATAAGACCGTGGTGTCTAAGTCCTTCTCATGGTATTGACCGTCAAACCCTAGCCTTCCGTGCACCATTGATGTGGGGGCAACTGACTTGTAATCCTCCTCTTCAGTCCCTGTGACCTTAGAGCACAGCATATCACAACCTAAAGGGGTTGCACTCACACTGCAGGACTTCCGATTTTGGGTGTCATCTAAATTGATGGAGCGCAGAGTAGAAAAGAATACCCTCCCTGTTGCAGATGTCCGAAGCACACCAAGTGCTAAGTATTGATGTGAGTGTGAGTGATCTCTGCAACCGGATAGTATCACATTGTGAGTATAACAATAATGGGTGGTGCTCATGTCAAATGAGGGTATCCGAGTGCAACCGGATCCTGTAGTAGGCGCCGGGATGAAATTCAAGTGTTCTTGATATGCAGAAGGATAAAATGATGTGACATCACTGATGTCGCCCACTATGAGTTCTTTGCCTATCCCCCCGATATAATCTGGGTCATGAACAGGCGCCCCACATCCGCTATTGTTCGCAGCCCCGTTAATTTGATAAGAAAGAGAGGGTATTGCATTCATAATTATAGATTCAGTGTTTAGTAGCGCCAGCGGGGATTCAAGAGCCACCTGCTTGTATATCCTATCTATCACATCTTGCCTCGAACTGAGTAAAGACGTAACCTTATCTTCTGTCTTGGAGATCACAGTCGATATGCCTGCGAGGTCGTGCGGCGTACTGGCCCCCGTGCTGTATGCCAGGGCAGCTGCGGAGATAGCTAGAGTCATTACCATTAAAAGTAAGACTGCGATCCGGAAAACCAGGCGCCATGTGTTCTTTGCTTCTCTTTCCTCATTCTCCAGCACGACTCTATTGACCGCGCGGTCCATGATTGACTCTTGTTGTTGGTGATGTGGTAGAACGGATGTTATGAAGCCTAATTTCCGATTGAAGGGTGGCTCCTCTGACCGTTCTACCCGTGTATTGCTCTTTGGTTGCCTGTTCCCAATAGTTTTTTCTTAAGTCTTCTACTTGACAGGTTATCGGAATTGACACACAGGCTGTTGTTGGGTATATATCCACCTCTTATCTGCATTCATGCTCTTGTAGTGGCTCTCATCTGATCGAGGGTATTATTCCCAAGCCATAGCAAGGTCTTTTGTTGTGCCTTCTGTTTGTACATCAGGTAACACGCTAAACCCAGACTGAGTGCACCGAAAACTAGAGAAATGACAGTTAGAACAATATAGGTAATGAGAGCAGATGTGCTGGTTAGTCTGACATTGACTTTTTCTAGCTTGCTGTTGCTTTCTGCCAACCTATCCAAGGCATTGCTGATTGAATTGTTGACGTTTCCAAGTTCAGTTGATATATCAAGATTGCCTGTCACGATGACTTGAGACTCTAGTATTGAGATGTTCTTTTGATAAGTTGCATCAAATTCCCCACTGAGCCTCAGAGTTATCCCGTCTAATGATAAGACATTGCACGAATGTCTATCTATCAGGGATACAGCTTCTCCATAATTTTGCGATATGATACCAGGAGGGTCTGTACATCTACATGTTGTTATCTTACAATTGGCAATAACTGAGCCTTTAAGGGCCATATACGGCGTAGTGAGTGCGCCTTCAGTCTTTGAATACATGCAAGCTGATGTGTTGCCGCTCAAACAGGAATAAATACCTGGGGACATGGGGAATGTCACTATTCTAGTACAATATAAATCCAGATCAGACTCTATACAGTATGAGGTGTCAAGCTCTTCTATCACAGAACCAATTTGTGTCACTACTTTCGGGACAAGTGCTGAGGCATATCCTTTGGTTGTACTTACAGATAAGGTCTCCAAATAGGTGGCACGCATATTATTTAAGTTCCCGACTGAGGGCAAATTCACTTGTATGCCCAAGAGTTGAGTCTGTGAGTCATACAGTATAGGGTAACCAGTGATCAGGCCGCTACCAATTAATGAGCTGAGTTGATTGTTCCCTATACCTAACTTAGTTAATAAGTAATCCATATTGCCACCAGCTAAATTATAAAGTGCCTGGATGGTCAGCTGAGTTAATGCAGGGGAGGTGATCTGTGGCCCGAATACTGTAGTCAATTCAGTTAGGTATAGGTTGAGTTCTACACCAACCTGTTGTGTGATTTTTATACAGTCCAGTTCTCGCGCCGTATTATTAAACTGGTCATTGACAAACTGCTGCATCTTCCCAACTGCCACTGATAGTTGTGATAATCCATCGGTGACTTCATGCACAGCTTCATTGGTTGCAGCAATGCTCTCCTTAAGCCGGAGGATGTTGGCGGCATTCTGGTTGGCTTGTATTAGGGCCGCAGCTGCTGTTATCTGTGCCGCTGTTGCAACCCCAAGAGCTACACTGCCAATAACAGCACCTATAAAGCGTTTTTGTCTCCTTCCTCCAGACGTGGACACAGACCCTTGAATCTTGCGGATGGAGTCGCCAAGAGGAGTGAGCAAAGTAGTCAGTGTTCTGTTATATGCCTCTAATGGGGCTTTCGCACACGCCTCCTTATCCCTGGGCATATTCGGGAGCAACTTGACTATGATTGACCCTGTCTGAGACGAGGTATATACATTGACTGCCTTATCTCCTGTTACTACAATTCCCGCAGCTGCAAGAGGCCTGCCGTCAAGAGAGCTTGTCGGACGGATACAGCCCAATATCAGCATAATCCGGGTGATCAGCATAAGAGGTGCTGGGATCCTGGTAGAAGGTTTGGAGCCCATATTGAGTCCTGAATGTGCCGGTCGGGATCCAGACTCTTCTACCCGTGTTTTTTCTAATTTGCTAGACAGGTGAACTAACTATAAGCAGTCGAGATGGATCATTGTCTGGTGTCATGGTGATTCGGGAAAGCAGGTGGATTGCAGTCTTAGGGATGCAACTTATTTCCTGAAAGGATTGTATTTAGCAATGGCATGCCTCCTCTCTATCTTAGTGGAGGTTACCTCATGATCAGCGGTCACTGCGACAGCACGCTGAGTGCCGGCTTGAATGATGACTTTCACACTCCGCAGGTGCGCAGTTTGGCTCCAGAGTATCTTGGCAACCTGGGGAGAGGCATTTGCTATAGGATAGCAGGCTGTCCCACTGCTAGAGAAGAAAGGAGCAAGTAACTTAGTCCGTGCACCTCTCGCCTTCACAAGCACAGAGGGTCCGAGCACATCACTGAGCCCGACAGATAGATTGAGTCTCCTTATCTTTTCCTCTATCTTGTCAAATGTCACTTTCTTTCCCTTCTTATCTACAGTGGACATAAGCCCGATATGCAGAAAAAGATTCGCATAGTATCCGCTATCGGATTTAGAAAGGGATTTGACTAACGGGCTCTTCGGATCCACGTCCACATCAATAGTGACATTGAGCGCAAGATTGTACAGGCTTGAGCCAGACACTTTCAATACTGCAGTTGGGATCCTGTAGACATCCCTTCTCGGCACCACGGTCAAAGAGACAAAATTCACTTTATACTCTAGGGTTCCGCTCCCAGGGATCTTTTCTGGCGCCTTCACATGCTTCACTGCATTCACTGATGAGTACCTATTTGCCACAACCATACAGCTTTGCAGCACCCGAGGTGCCTGCACTACTGAGAAGACTATTCTCTCAGTGTTAGTTGCACTCTTCTTGCAAGTTACCACCATGGTGAGGCAGGCTCTCGCCAGCTCAACAAGATCTCCGTCGTTCGGGACACTCCCTAAGCAGAGCATTGCGGAAGAGAGTAGCTCGTGCCTGGGATTGTCATTGATCACACCGACGGTGGCTTCTTCATTCCCAATTTGAAAGATGAACCCGTAGGTGGTGATGAATACCGAGTCTTCCTTACTGTCTGTCCACGAATCAAGACGCTGGATCCTGTATTGTGGGGTGATTTGCTTCTTCCCATCTCCTGTGTCTTGTAAGACAATCGGAAATGCTAACAGGCTGCTGGAAGGGAGGGCAGAATCAAAGTACAGCCCGATTGTCCTGGATGAGTCCATTTTGGTGCAATCAAGGCACTTTGATTCTACCCGTATTTTTTCTTAATTTCTAATGCCGCTGGGTTGGTTGCAGTTGTGCGATCATTCGGGGGATTGGGGGGGGTGAGAGAGGGCTGTTGTTTTGGGTGTTGAAGCGTGGATTTGCGAGGGGGGGCCCCCGAGGGATTCCGTGTGACGTTAAAGTGACGGGAGCCTGTTATGAGTTGTGATGGTCATCAACCATTCAGCGCAAGGCGTTTGATCTTCCTGATCTCTTCAATTGACCTGGCTGCATCTAGCTTGCTCAGGAGCTTAGCCGAGGAGCTTGGATGCATCGGGCGCGAGGTGATTAATGCGCGGACAGTGTCCTTCTCCACTCCCATATCAGGCCCGCTTGCAGTGGCAGACTTAATCAATTCAGAGGGGTGCTGCACCGGTTGTGAGAGTTTATTGAGCGTCATTTCACCCCCTTGTGTCACGTAAGGAGATGGGTCTCCGGGGCCTGAAACTAGGACTGGGTGGGATCGGGCTACTGCCCGGAGATCACTTAAGGATGAAACGTTAGCACAACCAGGGTCCAGAATTTTCATCATGCCTAAGTTAGCTTCCATGATCGCAACAGATGTCTTGAGCTGTTGGATTTCAGATCGCATCATAGGAATGGAGGATGTCTGTTTCAAGACTAGGTCCAGCTGATGATCAACTTTACTTACCTTCTGTGATAATGCCTCCATCATAGACATCATCGCCTGCGCAAAGTCGGCAGGTAGCTGGACACGATCCACAGGTACAGGAGTATTGTCTTGGCTCTGCCCTGACTGGGGCGCATGAGGGGTTGCACCAGCTGATGGTTGTGACTCCTTCCGTTGTCCATGATATGCTGTGTTCTCGTCTGTGCCCCGGTTTCCAGGGACGGCCTTGGCCTGATGCTGCGGTCTTCCCTGGTTGCTTCCATAGCTCGGCTGGTTCCCGTGTTGTTGGGCCGGAGGTTGGTGATGCCCTTCTTGGGAACCCGACCATGGGCCCTTTTTAGCATTGGACGATTTATTGCTCAGTTTGTCGAGCATGGACAGAAGGGAGTTGCTTGCTCCGGTCTTGAGCTGTGTGTCGCTGGTCTCGCTTGCGGCCTGAGTGGGAGGCGGTTCAGTGGATGTGATCGGCGGGTTGTTGTGTAGAGTCGCCTGCTCAGGTGTGGATGGCTGTTTTTCTGTTCTGTCTTGTTGGTCAGGGGCGTCCTGACTGGCGTGTGGCTGGACATTTCCGTGCTTCTCCCATGCTGTGCTTAGAGCTTTGGTCTTGCCCTGCGGGATCGCGCTTCTTCCGACGGTCTCAGCTGATTTGCCCTGGGCCGTAATTATGCTGTCAATGACAGTCCCACTGGTCTCAAATATGTCATCTATCTCCGCATCTGTAAAAGTGGCCATCTTCACCCTAATTCACTGGGTAGAAGGGAGAACAGAGAACTTGGTGACTCGTCCTGGTCTCTGGATGTCTCTCTTCTACCCGTATTTTTTTCTAATACCTTGGGCTCTGGGCAGATTGTCGACGAACCGAGCTGTGCCTGTGTTGTCCCGGGTGGGTGGGATCGTGTGGCTGGGAGTGGGGGAGAGGGTGGGGGGGAGCTTTTGTTGGTGTGGTCGTGCGGGGTTGTGGGTCGGGGAGTGTGGGAGGGTTTTGGGCGGAGGGTTTGGTGTGATCCTGCGAAGGCAGGCTGGGTGTTGTCGATCAGTACCCCCAGTCAGTGTCGTTGTCTTGGGATGCCCCAGGGGTTGGAGGAGGTTCTGGATGGGTGGTGCTCTGTGCAGGATTTGGCGCTTCCCGCATGCTGTTCGCCACTGCTCTCATAAAATCCAAGAATTGGGTCTCCCCATCCCCGGCATCTGGTTGCCCTTGCGGCTTGTTTGATCCGCCCTGTGGAGTTCGGGGGCCTTCGTCACTGAGCCCGGTGAGGACTCCCGCCTGTTGAGTGGGAATGTCCATGCTGCCGATTTCTTCGGATACTCGTTGGGCAGCAGCTGCTAGGCCTCTCCTTGCTGCCGGGGTTAGTTTTAGCTCAGCAGCCATGTCCTCATTAATGCTACTTCCCTGGGCCTGAGCATACTCTACTCCAAGTCTCCAGAATGATGTGCTCATAAAGTCCCTGGCGAATTGGTACTTGCCAGTTCCCTTATCTAAGACTGATGCCATGCCCATGGCAAAAGAATAAAGTTGTGCATACTCAGCTGGTGCAAAGCTCATCTGGTCACTGTCACCTAACAATGTCATGTATGGTGCATTTTCACCTTTCATCCGATATAAACGCATGAGCTGTTTCATTTTTTGGATATCACCTGTGAGGCTGCTGAGTGCGAGGGCTGACGTCTTGGTATTGATTCCATATTTGAGTGTTAGGAAAAATGCAGTAAGCCCGGTGTTCCTGATGTATGAGTCTACATCCCCGACCAAGTTGTAATATGTAGAGCTCCCACCTGCTGTATTGCGGCCCCTCTTGAGCTCACTGACTAGGAAAATACGGACTGCCAGAGAATGTCTGATTGTGAGTTGAATTGCACTCCTGCATACAGGATGAAGAATGTACTTCTTCTGAACTCGACCTTGCTGCATATACTTATTTATTCTTCTTGTTTCTGACTCATCTGCTGTCTCATATGCAGTCATGGCCTTTGCTACTGTGACCCATACCTGAACTTGGATAGATAGGATTCTTTCCAGAGTGTCAGTGATATCTTCTGGTGCATCATCTTCAACCCCAGCCGTGACAAACGGAGTACCGTTGCTGCATGCCCGAGGGAGAGATCCTGCGATTACCATGAATCTCTGTGCTCTCTCCTCAGACACTCCACTCCTATTGTTGAACTGGGGCACACTGTTAGCAAAGCCATCGATCTCAAGAACAGCCAGTGTGGCCTCATTCTGTTTCCCTGCAAGGGCAACATGGTTTCTCATCACCTGAGAATGGGAGCATAAGAGGGATATAAGAGCACCTTGCCTGAGTGGTTTGTTGGCATCCTCGCTAACAGCAATCCGAAGACAGAATACCGCAAAATTCCATCTATCCTCTGGATCATCACTGTTTAGGGTAAATACTGGGACCTCAACTTTTAAAGTGCTCCCTTTCTCTCCCCCTCCATGAGTTCCGTTAGGGCGGGTCTGAGCAGCGAGGAGCTGCTCGTATTCGTCGAAAACAGACGACATATCGGTAGAAGGTTCCCTCAGGTTCGAGCTTCGGCCTCGCGCTCGGGGTTCACACCTTCTACCCGTACGATCTCGATTGCTTCTCCGCCTTTTATCGTACCTCACAGATTCTCTGTTTGGT